CAGAGAAAACTGCAGAGGCTTTAGAAGCTAAAATTAAAGAAGATGGCGATAGCTACTCAAAGGCAATCAATGAAATGTCTGACGAGCTTAAGTCTGCTAAAGATGAGATGGCTGCTATGCAATCATCTAAGATGCAATTCTCAGAAGCTGGATCAGATGTTCCATCTTCAGATGAACTTAACAATGCATTCATCACAGCTAAGATCTTAGGTAAGTCAATTGACCAAACTGAGATTGGTAAACAGTTAATCGAGAAAGCTACGCGTTTCTCTGATGCAGACTGGGAAACTACTTGGAACTCTACAATTTTTGAAGGAATTCAAAACCGTGTTGTAGTTGAGCCGGTATTCCAATCAATTGCTATGAATGCACGTGTTATGAACTTCCCGTTCAACCCAGATACTGGTGTTGATGCAACTTGGGTAGCAACTGGCGCACTTAATGATGGTGATTCAGTTGGTACAGCATTTAACGATGCTTCTTCAGGTACTACTAAAGCGACAGGCTTAACAGAGGTGACAATGTCTGCTTCTAAACTAGCTACTCGTGAGTACATTGGTTACGAAGAGGAAGAAGATGCATTGATTCCAATTGCTGGTATCGTTCGTGATGCTATCATCCGTCGTATGGCTCGTACTTCAGACGCATCTATTTTAGGTGGCGTCTCAGGCGTTCCGTTTACTACATTAGCGGGTAACGCTGGTGGTAATTCGGCAAACGATGTTGCTACTTCAGGTGCAGCAGTTGATCTTTCGGTAGCTAATTTATTAGCAGCACGAATCAGCATGGGTCAGTGGGGCATGAATCCTGCAGACTTAACTGTATTCTTATCTCAAGCAGCTTACTACAACTTGTTAGATGCTGCAGAGGTAATTACCGTTGATAAGTATGGCGATAATGCTACTATTAAGTCTGGAGAGTTAGGCAAGTTATTCGGAATGTCTTTAGTTGTTTCTGACGCTTTTGAAGGCGCAGCAGCAGGTAAGGCACAAGGTATCATTGTTAACCCTTCTAACTACTTAGTAGGTAACTACCGCAATCTAACTGTTGAAACAGCTACAGATGTAGTTGCACAACAGAAGGCTATGGTTGCAACCCGTCGCTTTGGCTTTATTGCTAAAGAGGCTGGAGCAGCTGGTAAAGCTTCTATGGCGTTAATTAAGTACGGTGCATAATTAATAAATAGTTGATATAAAACTGGTTAGGTTAAAACCTAGCCGGTTTTTATAAGTGTATTAAAGGAATAAAATGGCAGATTTAATTTCAGTTAGTGAGTACAAAGCATACGCAGGTATCAATAGTACAACTAGAGATGCGGAGATCAATCTTCTTCGCGGACAAATCAGTACACTTATAAAAACCTACTGTGGTCGTAGTTTCATAGATAACTACACAACAGAAAAGACAGAATACTTCGACATTTCAGGTGGCGAAGCTTCTATCTTCCCTACTGAACTTCCTATTGTGGAAATAGTTCAGTTACTAGAGCGTAAAAGCTCTAAGACAGATAAATCAACTGTCGAAAACAACCACGCAGATAGTAACAATTACTATCTCTTAGAATCAGGTACTGCTCAATGTACTATTTCTTCTAATACTACCGAATCGACTTGTATTAATAATGACACTTTTACAGGGTCAGGCTTAAATGATCTAACAATCACTGGATACAACGCAAATACGTCGTCAGGTGAAGTTGGTCGAAGCTATACAGTACAAATTGACGGTACAGGAACTCCAAACACGTTTAAATGGTCTCGTGATGGGGGGAATAATTGGAAAGAATTAGGCGTTGCAATATCAGGCTCTAGTCAAACTTTAGAGGGTGACATAGCTGTAACATTTGCAGCCACTACAGGTCATACAAACGGAAACTCTTGGGCATTTACTGCCGAGAAGTGGACGGGTGAATGTAGTGATACTTCTTATACTAATCAATCATCTTGTGAAACAGCCGGTGAATACTGGACTGCGGATAGAGAATACGATACGGATGCTTCTGGGCAAGAAATTATGAGAACTTCTCTTAGTTTCCCTAGAGGGTCTAAATCGGTTAAATTAGTATATAAAGGCGGATACTCTTCTACTCCAGGCGATCTGAAACTAGCTTGCTATGATTTGATTACTTACTACTTAAAGAAAGAATCAACTCCAGCCAAGTCTATGCCAGGCTCAGATATTAAAAATATATCTAGAAGCCAATCTCTACATTCAGAATTCCCACCACATATAAAACGCATCTTGGAGCACTACAGGCATATTAGCTAATGAGTCAACAAGATTTAGCCAAAAGTTTACAAAACAATAAGGCTTACAAGAGAACAAAACTCTACCAAAGAGATCATTTTCTTTACATGGACGATGCAATTATAAGTGCATACGCAAAAGATGATGAAACTAAGGCAGCGGTTTACAGTGCTATAAAACAAAAAGGTACTAGTAAAATAAGAGGTCTCAATAACCCTAGTAAGGGGTACTTATTAAGATTTGGATCGTATAACTCAGCAGCTAGATGGTTGCATAAGACCCTTAAGGACGTAGACTTAGGTCACGTAGGTACTACAGGTGCCATGGGCGCGATGAGAGGAAAGTTAGGGTCTTCAAGAGCTCGAGCAAAGATGCCAGTACTTAAAGCACTAGGTAGCGCAGTATCTAAGCAGAACACTAGAGTGTTAGAGGTAATATCTGAGGCTATACCTGGAGTAAACGTTGAGTTCATAAAAGAGGTATCTGACAAAGCTATAAAAGGCAACTACAAGTACCAGATAGTGATGCCGCAAAGTGTAGACTTAAACAGAAAGCAGATAAAAGAGATTGAAACAGTTTACAATAATGAAGTAAAACGAATTGCTAAGACTATACTGACTCAAAAGGGAAGTAAAAGTATTCTACAACTAACAGATGCTGCAATAGACGCAGCTATAAAAGGTGGAAAAATACCTACAAGTAAGACTAGATCTAAGACTACTATAAAATCTAAAGTTACAAAGAAGACAATACCTTTACCCAGACTTAGAGATAGAAAGGGCCAATTTACCTCCGCAGCAAGCATACAGAAAATAATACAATCTCAACTTACTGAAAAGATAAAAGATAACATGGGTACTGGAGGAGCTTTAGAGAATAGAACAGGAAGGTTCGCAGAGTCTGTTGCTCTTACAAATATTACACAATCTAGGCAAGGAACTCTAACTGCATTTTATAGTTATATGAAGTACCCCTACCAGACATTTGAAAGAGGGTTTAAACAAGGTTCTACAAGAAGAGACCCAAGACTACTTATCAGCAAATCTATTAGAGAGATTGCTGTAACGTTAATAAGTAGAAAGTTAAATATTAGGACTAGGAGAATATAATGGCAGGTAAAGCACGTTCAGCAATAGTAAATACACTTATTACAGAACTAAAAAAGATTGACGGCTCTGGCACCTTTAATGTTGACCTAGCAAATAATGTTACTAACAAACTTGTATTTTGGGATGAAGTAAATGATTTCCCATACATATCAGTAGTAGCAGGAAACGAAGTACGTGAATATCTACCCGGTGGTTTTAAATGGGGTATGCTAGGAATTAACATTAGAATCTTTGTATATGGCGAAGAGCCCTTAGATGAATTAGAAAAAGTTTTATACGATATTGAAACTCAGTTAGACGCAAATAATATACTAACATATGATACAGGCAAGTCTACTGAGCAGATAACAATTTTGTCAATTGCAACGGATGAGGGTTTACTCGCACCGTACGGAGTTGGCGAAATAACAGCTGAAGTAAGATATCAGCTATAATGAAGTCTAATATAGTAATAGACAATAGTCAAATATACTATAATGACAGGATAGAAATAAGGAGGGCCCCATGGCACTTTCACTAAGCAGAAATGCAAAATTTTACGTCGGAGCATCTGGCGCAAACGCGGTACAAGAGATTGGTATTTTGGATGGATTTTCATTTTCCCAAGCAACTGGTACTCAAAATGTAACATTAAATGAAGCAGGAGCTTCACCTAAACGTGGTCAACAGATTTTTAATACTTCTGTTGAGCCGGTAGACTGGTCATTTACATCATATGTAAGACCAAATGGTGACTCTGCAGTAGAGAAGTTACTTTGGAATGCTTTAATATCTAACACGGTAGACTTAGGAGTTATTGAAGGAGACGACAGTACAACTGATAGTATAGCCACAAAGACTATGCAAGTTTCTTTCACTAGTTCTGACTCTAACCAGTTATTAGAATTAGATGGATACTTTAAGTTTTCAGACTCTTCTCAAGTATTTAAGTTAACTAAGATGTGTGTAAACTCTGCATCAATTGACTTTGATATTGACGGTATTGCACAGATCGCATGGACTGGATATGCCTCAAGCATAGTTTCAGGAGCTACTGTTCCTACCTCTACAGCTGTACCTTCAGGTGCTGACTTTATCTTAAATAGATTAAGCACAGTAGCGATCGCTTCAACAGCTCAAGGTGTAACATCAGCTGCTTTAGCTTTAACTGGCGGAAATATTACTATTGATAATGGAATTACTTATGTAACTCCTGAAACTTTAGGAGTTATTAATCAGCCATTTACTCACCAAACAGGTACTAGAGCTATCTCAGGTAACTTAACTTGTTACTTAGATGGTCAAGGTAAAACAGTATATGACGCAGTACTAGCGGATATTAATGGTGCATCTCCAGATGTTACTAATAATTATGAGCTTACTGTTAATATCGGTGGAGCAGCAGCTCCTAAGGTTTCATTCTCAATTGCAGATGCTCATTTAGAGCTTCCTTCAATTGATACCGCAGACGTAATGGGTGTAACTATAAACTTCACAGGTTTAGAGTCTACATTTGGTTCTTCTGCAGATGAAACTACTATTACTTACTTTGGTTCGTAAGTAATTCTATAATGGGGGCAATCGTGCCCCCATTATTTTTCATTTTTAACAGGAAAATAAAATTATGACAACAGCAGCAAAAACAACTGCACCAAGTATTCAGAGTTTATCTGACTTACTTACTTCAAGTAAAACAGCGACAATCGACTTCCCGGGGTACCCAGGATTCGAAGTAGAACTTACTTATTTAGCACGAGACGAGATGCTAAAACTTCGTAAAAAGGCAGTGTCTATAAAAATTAATCGTAGAACTAGACAGCCCGAAGAAGAATTAAACGAGGAAATATTCCTAAAAGAATATATCAAAGCCGTAATTAAGAACTGGAAAGGACTAAAGATGTCTTACCTAGTACAACTTATTCCGGTAGACGAGGATAAGATTGCAGATATGGATGTAACTCTTCCTTTCAGTACTGAGAACGCCGAAATATTAATGCAAAACTCAGGGGACTTTGATACCTGGCTTACCGAAACGGTAGGTGACCTCGCAAATTTTACGAAGACCAACTAGAGTATTGGACAAAGCAAATAGATAATCATTTCACCGGAGTAGGAGAGAAATTCTCTGAAGATAAACAAGTAGAAATGATGATCCAAATGGAAGAGAACGGAATGGAGGTGGATTGGTCCACCTTAGATAAGGAACAAGTAATATTTCCTTACGAGATTCAAGAGGCTTTTCAAGTTTGGAGTTATTTGACAGATCAATGGGATGGTATGAGTGGTAGTTACTTTGGCAAACAAATTGCCGGAGTAAAAGATGTTATGGAGTTACTTGAAGTAAGTAATAAAAAAGAAGTATTCAAGCTGGTAAAGATTATTGACATTAAATATATGAAACACGTTAATAAGAAACAAAAGCAGCAGGCAAAGGCCTCAAAAAAGCCTTAGCGAGAGAATAAAATGGCGAAGCACATTAAAGAAATTGTAATTAAGGTAACCGACAAAGGTAGTTTAAAAGTAACTACTAAAGAAGTCGATAAGCTTAATGCTGCAGTAAATAAAACTAATGCTGCATC